CCTGTCTGACAGTGAAATAGGGTGCGTTTGATGGTCTGAGTATGATCTTGTCAGTTACTTTTTTAAGGTCCTGACCGATCTGCTTGAATGATTTACCGGATGAGACACCTGCCTTGTATATCTTGACCGCCTCGGGCATCTTCGTGCCAGCCGCGGTCAAAATCATAATGCCAGATCGAATACGACCACCGACCGGGATACTTGCCTGACTCTGGCCAAGTACAGAATGACCGGCTCCGAGGTTAGCGATTGAATTATTTTGTGATTCTTTAACGACCATTTTATTCATGATTTTGTGACTCCTTTTTTTTGGCAGCATTTAACCGTTGCATCCAAGCCAATTTGCGACCGAGATTGCGAATATGTGCTTGCGCGCTGCGTTCTGGTTCTGTTGATGGGTTGTATGTAGGGGTGGCCATGCTCATGCGGCACCACCTGGCTTTCTGGCATCGCAGGAGTAGTTGTGTGTATGGCTTGTGTGTACAGATCTTTGGTAAATGTTATAGCTATAACAGTTTGCTTTTGGAGGGTAGTATTTACCTCTTGCTGTATATCCTTTGCACCATCTACCTATTGTGGTTACTCCCACATTCAGGGTTTTTGCGGCATCCCTGATGCTTAAATGGGTGACTCCGTCCACGACCCACCGCTTAGAGTCTGATTTATTTTGGTTGTTTTCTTTACAGGTAGCCCATCGACAGTTTCCAGGCTCATAATTACCGTCATTATCAATACGGTCTATTTGGTGTTTGTCGGTCGGAGGAAACCCCATGTCGTCAATAAAATTATTGATAGACTGCATCCATCTATCACATACGGTTATACCTCTCCCTCCGTAATGCGGAAATCGAGAATTATTGTTATTTAGGCATCTTGATTTGATCTTATTCCAAGATTGATAAACCCTTGTTTTGCTTCCGCAATCTCTATTCCCATATTTCAGTTTGGCCCTCATCCTGCGTCTCCGTTTTTTTAACTCGGAAACAGTATAAACACAATGTTTACTCAACGTCAACAAAATGTTTACTTCGTGGATTGTAGGGCAATAAAAAACCCGCGAAAGCGGGTTGTTTGGATATAATTATTATAATACTTTTAGTTATTTACATCTTTTTGATACATTATGACTTTTCCACAAAAAGTTGCAGGTTCTTTTATTTCAAGTATTGGATATCGAGGATTTACTGGTTTTAACAGCTTAATATTGCCCTCTTCTATGTATTGCTTAAACGTTGCTTCATTACTTTGTTCAAGGCGAACTATTACATAAGAGTTCGTTTCTATAGGTAAGTCAGGATCAACAATAATTATAGATCCATTGGGAAACTCGGGCTCCATAGAGTCGCCATTAACCTTTAACGCGTAGGAATGTGGCCCGATTTTAGCAACGGTCGGTATCCATTCTTCACCACTACCTGGTTCAAAGTTATCAATAATTTCAGCCCAATGTCCAGCTTGGACCCATGATATCAATGGTACTCTAAGTAATTGTATATCATCATTTTTATACGAGTAATTACTTTCCTTAAGAAAGCTAGATTCTTCGATATGTTTTTTATCAATTCGTATTAATTCTTCGCCCGTTTTAATCCATTCGGGCGATCTATTAATGATATGAGCAGCATGAAATATATGTTCTGCCGGAATCCCTCTTTTTTTCCAGTTCAGTACATTCTGCTTACTTGTATCCATTTGTCGAGCAAATTCAGCGTCTGAAATACCCTCTTCAAATAACTCATCAAATATTCTTTCGGTTGGTGTTTTTTTGTCTGTATTCATAAGCATAAAGTTTACATCCTCGTTTAATTTTAATAAATAAACATATTGTTGACTATCGGTAAACATTATGTTTACATGTGGACTATGAATAATTTACATAAAGCAGTTGAAATAATTGGTAGTCAGGCGGAATTGGCGCGAAAGATCGGCGTAACACCGATGGCAATAAATCAATGGATAAAGCGCGGCATACCTGCAAAGCACGTATTAAACATCGAAAAGTTAACTGATTATCAGGTAACCAGGTATGAATTGCGGCCTGATTTATATCCAAGTAACGCAGCATGATTCCTCCGGCACCCAGGGATATAGGTAACAAAATAAACTCTGGGGCATTTTTGGCATGTCGTTTTGGCATGCCTATTTTTTTACCTTAAACACGAGCTGAAACGCACTGAAACGATATGTCAGGAGATTTCAATGAAGCAAGTTGCACTTAATTTTGAAGGGGGTTTGTTGGATCAATTCCCAGACTTCCAAGACTGCTTAAAGGGTAGCGTTTATTCATGTGGTAGGGCGTTTAAGGCTGTAGCTGCTGATATGGATATGTCTGTGTCGGAGCTATCTAGAAAGCTCGGTAACAACCCGAATGACCCTGTTCACTTTCCAGCACAAAGACTTCCTGAGCTACTGGACGCATCCCAGAATTATCAGCCGATTTACTGGTTAATAGAAAAATTTATTGAAGATTCAGACTCGAAAAAAAAGCAGGCGGCAGAGCAGTTGTCTATGTTGCTACCGCAGATTAAAGCAGCTTTAGAAACAATAAATAATTAAGCCATTAAAACTATGGCATCACCCGAATTAGAAGATGGTTTTACGCGGATTGCAAATGAATTGCTTGAGGCAATTTTAGAATTTGATTTCAGTAAAAGGGAGTTAAATATTGTGTTTGCGATAATAAGAAAAACATACGGATATAACAAAAAATCTGATGATATTTCATTAAGCCAAATCGCAAAATTAACAGGATTAAAGTCCCCCCATATTTCGTGTTCAATTCGTGATTTATCAGCCAAAAAGGTGTTACTGATTCAGGAAGGGAAGTACGGTCAAAACATTGAATTTAATAAGAAATATAAACAGTGGAAGGGGTTACCAAAACAGGAACGTTACCAAAACAGTAACCCTGCTATTACCAAAACAGTAACTAAGGGGTTACCAAAACAGGAACCACAAAAGACAACTCCAAAAGACAATACTAAAAAGAAAAGAGAAGGGGTTACCAAAACAGTAATACTACCGCCTAATTTAAATAAAGCAGCGTGGAATGAGTTTATTCAGCACAGGAAAGATATAAACAAAAAACTCAGTGATCTCTCTAGCAAGAAAAATATAAATATCCTGATTGAACATTCATTCGATGATCAACAGTTAATCGTAGACAAAACCATTACTAACAGTTGGCAGGGTCTTTTTCCCCTTAACAATAATCAACAAGGTACTAATCATGGACAAAGCGGCAGACTCAGTGCGCCAGAACGTGTCAGACGGGCAAATGAAGAAAATAGAAAAAAGCGTGAGCGAGAAATCCATGGAGATGTACTTGAGGGCTGATCACATTGAAACCCTATGGGTAAAGATGGCAATGATTTATGGGCATAAGTGGGTATCTGGCTACGGTGAATCAGACGATGGCACCTGGTTACGTGGATTACAGGACTTAACCCCAGGCGCATTAGCAAAAGGGTTGGAAGCTTGTTTGCATCGATTAGATATTTGGCCACCGACCTTGCCAGAGTTCAGGCTGCTTTGTCTTGGTTTACCTGACATAACAACCACGATCGGAAACGTGATGAATAATTTTTCTGATCCAGTAGCAAATTTAATTCGTGCACAAATTGGATCATGGGATCTACAACGGATGTCATTCAAGCAAATTGAATTAAGGGTAAAACAAATTTATCCAACTGTGCTGCTAGAAGTTACACAAAACATGGTTAAGCAAACACGTAATGAAAATGAGTTGCTGACAAAGAATAAATCAAAGTTGGAGGCACATTAAACCATGGCTAAATATTGCCAAGATTGTGGTGACACATTAGGAGGCAGATCGTCGTGTTCATGTGGATGGACTGAAAAAAATCAGGACACATCAAGCCATTATAATGTCTCGCAAGTGGTGATAAGTTGTTGTGCACAGGGATGTCCGATGCCAGGAACAATAACTGAAAGCGTGTCACACAAAGAGGCCAAGGAAGTGAACTGGTACTGCCTTAACCATTGGAGGGTTAGAAATGAGCCACATAAATTCAGCGCAATCACAGATGACTTGATTAAAAATCCACCACAGCCAAAGAAAGATTGGCGTGATGAAATGATGGATAAAAGATGCGGCCCAAGACAAGGCACACAACAAAAATTGTACGGATAATTATTTATGCATAACGGCAGATTCAGAACGAAAAACGAAGCACTGCAAATGGCAAAGCACGTCTGGACGTGTCGCTATTGTCGAAGCCAGCACGTCAAAGGTGCAAATACAGTCAGGGCAGGGCATTTCAAAATAACTGAAAAACCAAAGTACTGCCAGAAGTGTGATCAAAGCAGCTTTTATCATTTCCCATCTCTCGGTGAGGCAAATCGTTTTGCAGAGCTCGCGTTAATGCAAGATTGCGGAAAAATAAAAGACCTTCTCCTGCAGGTTCCTTTTCCGATCAAGGTTAGAGGACAAAAGATTTTTGAATACAGGGCAGATTTTAAATACAAAACAGGCGATGGAACGGAGATCGTCGAGGACTACAAGGGAGCCAGGGCAGGCTATGAAACGGATTTATTTAAACTGAAAAAGAAATTGGTCGAAGCGGCCTATCAAATTAATATTTCAATTACGAGGTAATAGCTATGTCTCAATCAGCAGCAGCAGTAAACAAAGATCAGCCACTCGATGGATCTGTCGGTGGTGCCTTGGATCAAGCGGGTAGGGTAAAAAACGATGGTGAAATAGATCCTGCGAGCTCCGAAAATATAGAGCAAGGAAGCGCGCAGGCAGTAAAGATACAAGCCGGTGCCGATCTCGATAGTAAAATCAACGAGGCAATCACAAAAATAACTGACATCAACAATAAGCGCTCAATTCTTAATTCTGAAAAGAAAGTGATCATCGAGGAGCTTGAAGCATTGGGTATTAACAAACATGCATTCGGGCTCACACTCAGATATCACCACATGGATGAAAACAAACGTGAAGGTATAGATTTCTCTTATAACTACACGCGTAGGGCGGTTGGTCTTCCTATTCAATCTGAGCTCGCTCTGGTGAGCGCAGATGATTCAGGATCCGAATAAACGTCCACGTCATTACGCTTTTGAAATAATAAAACTGGAAACGTTGAAGGAAAGACAGGCCGCGTTGCTCGATGTACCTGAAGAGTGGTGCGGCCTGGTTAAAAAGCATCTTGAGATTATGTGGAATAAAAAATAAAGGGGTCATCATGGAAATATTCGACGAACATATACCAGAGGCAACGTTAATAATTATTTTATTTGTTATTTCAGTAATATTTATTATGTTTGCTTGGTGCTGGTTAGTATATGCAAACAAAATCTCATGCGTTAAATGTCAAGGGTTATTCAAGCCGACAGATAAATACAACTCAGTTTGTCCAAAGTGCCTTGAACAGGATGAGTATGAAATTTTATGAAGAGCATCCATAAAGACCCGACAATGGATTCAGCTCAAGGAAAAGAAATCAAAGTAAAAGGTCCATCTATCTGCAAAAATAATCTGCAGAGGAATAGTCGATACCCAATGCGTTG